GTAATTCATTTACAGATGTAACTGGAATGACCGTTGCTATAACCCCATCAAGTAATAGTAATAAAATTTTAATAAGATTAGATTTATGTTACGGTGGGCAAGGAAATTTATATGGTTTAATTAATCTTTATAGAGGTTCAACACACATCGGTGCATCAACTGCTGTATCATTATCTAATCAACTTCTTGGTACATTTGGTGCAACTTGTGGAAATAATGACAACGATTACTATAAGCTTCATAACGCTAATTATCAGATTTTAGATTCCCCTGCAACTACAAGTGCAGTAACTTATAAAATACAAGTTTATTCTTACGACAGCCGATATTTTTATTTAAATAGACCTTATAACAATGACAACAGTGCTTACATTCATGGAGGCTCAAGCTCAATTACTGCATACGAAGTGAGTGTATAATGGCAATCATTCCAGGAAAAAAGAACTTTACCGTTGATAGGAGAGCAGACTTTCCTATAAAATTAACATTTAAAGATTCAACTGGATCGGCAATAAATTTAACTGGATACACTGTGGCTGCACAGGTTTACGATGAATCACGTTCCACAAAATATGCAGATTGGACAGTAGCTTACACAGATAGAACTAATGGAATTGTAGATATTTCTCTTACAGATACACAAACAGCTACTTTTACTCCAAGTATTTTGTTTTATGACGTATTATTAACAGAACCAGGTGGTAGCAAAAACTATTATTTAGAGGGTAAACTATTTATAAGTGAGGGTTACACAGCATGAGCAATCCTAATCAAGTTGTAGTTTCACAGGTTTCTGATGTAACTACAGTTGAAATTACTACACAAGGCCCACAAGGGCCGAGTGGTACTATCAGTGGATTAAATTTCGATATAACTGGCAAAGTTGATAATGCGGTGCTGTATTATCACGCTGCAAGTGATACATTTAAAGCAGATAGCACAACAACTAAACTTACACTCGTAGACGGAGGTAACTTCTAATGGCTAACACGATAAGAATAAAAAGATCCACTGGATCATCAAACCCAACGTCATTAGAAAATGCTGAAGTTGCTTTCAGAGAAGGTGATGAAGTTTTAGTTTATGGTACGGGCACAGGAGGATCGGGTGGTTCAGCTACAAGCATTATTTCTATTGGTGGTAAGGGAGCATTTTTCGATAAAGCAACAGTAAGAGGAGCTAATTTAGTATTATCAGGACCAACAACAGGTAGTGACGCTGCTCCTACATTTAGGTCACTTGTAGTTGCAGATATTCCAACTATTACAGCCTCAAAAGTTAGTGATTTTGATACCCAAGTTAGAACAAATAGACTTGACCAATTAGCTAGTGCAACAAGTACTGTTTCTGGAGTTACACCTACTGCCGATGCTCATTTTGCAACAAAAGGATATGTAGATTCTGTTTCAGAAGGATTAGATGTAAAAGGAAGTTGTGTTGCAGCTACAACAGCAAACATCACTATTGCAACTGCTCTTAACAGTGGCGATTCATTAGATGGAGTAACTCTTGCTGATGGAGATAGGGTTCTTGTTAAAGATCAAAGCACAGCCACACAAAATGGTATCTATGTTGTTGGAAGCACACCAGCAAGGGCTGATGACTTGACTACAGGTGCTGATGCTGCTGGCACATTTACTTTTATTGAGCAAGGATCAACTAATGCTGATATTGGATTTGTTTGTACTTCTAACAAGGGATCTGCTGTTGTAGGAACAAATAATTTAGCATTTAGTACTTTTTCTTCTAGCGGTAACGTAACTGCTGGAGATGGATTAGATAAATCTGGTAATGAATTAAGTGTTGACCTTAAAGCCAATGGTGGTTTAGTTATTGAGTCAACTGAATTAGCTGTTGATTTAGCTGCTAGTTCGATTACAGGAACTCTTGCTATTGGCGATGGTGGAACGGGTGCTACAAGTGCAAGTGCAGCTAGAACAGCTTTAGGACTTGCTATCGGCACTAATGTTCAAGCGTATGACGCTGATTTAGCTAATTTATCTGGTTGTCAATCTGGAGCGTCTGCTGCTTTAGCTGCTCTTACTTCGACTGAAGTAGCTATTCTCGATGGAGCAACAGTATCGACTTCTGAGTTGAATATCATGGACGGTGATACATCTGCAACATCTACAACTTTGGCAGCAGCAGATCGTCTGGTAATGAACGATGCAGGAACTATGAAACAGGTTGCATTATCTGACCTGGTTACATTTTTAGAAGATGAAAGTGCCTCTAGTTTTGATATAGATGGAGGAACATATTAAATTTAACCATCAGGAGGTCGAACAATGGCGAACACAATTAAATTAAAAAGAGCAAGCGGTAGCGATCCAGGTGCTAGTGATCTATCTGTTGGAGAAATAGCAATACGAACCAGTAATTGTAAATTATTCAGTAAAAATGATGGAGGATCTGCTATTGGTATAGTTGCTGGATCGGCTGATACTTTAACTACAGCAAGGACTATAGCTGGAGTAAGTTTTGATGGATCGGGAAATATCTCACTTAATAACAATGCTATTACTAATGGTGCTGGTTACATAGCTGATGTTGTCAGTGACACTTCTCCTCAACTAGGTGGAGACTTAGATGTTCAATCAAGCAAGATAACAACAGCAACTAGTAATGGTAATGTAAAAATCGAACCAAATGGTACTGGAGTTGTTGAAGTAAGGGGTGCTGGAGGTAATGATGGTAAATTGCAACTAAACTGCTCTGCACAAAGTCATGGAATAAAATTAGCTTCACCTGCTCACAGTGCAGGACAATCTTACACGTTAATTTTTCCAGATAATCAAATTGCTGCTGATAAATATTTAAAAATAAAAAGTATTTCTGGTTCGGGTTCGACTGCCATAGGTCAAGCGGAATATGCTTCACTAGATGCAAATGATCTTGGAGAAGGAACTGTACCTGATGCAAGATTTCCCTCTACTTTGCCAGCACTTAATGGTTCAGCACTTACAGATTTAAATGGAAGTAATATTGCTTCTGGAACGATTGCAGCAGCTAGGGTTGCGACATTAAACCAAAATACAACAGGATCTGCTGCGACATTAACGACTGCAAGAACTATTGCTGGTGTATCTTTTGACGGATCTGCAAATATTTCTTTGAACAATAATGCTATCACCAATGGTGCTGGTTACATTACTGACTTAGTAAATGACACATCACCGAGTTTAGGCGGTGACTTAGATTGTAATGATAAAAATATTCTTTTAAATGACTCGTCTGGGTCAGCTAATAATCGTATAAGACTAGGAGCGTCACAAGATTTTGCGTTGTTTCATAATGGAACAATAAATGTTATAGAAGCTGTAAGTGGCGATTTACATTTAAGATTAAATGGGTCAGAAGAAGGTATTATTGCTAAACAAAACGGAGCAGTAGAGCTATATCACAACAACGTAAAGCGTTTTGACACAACCAGTTCGGGAGTCGAGGTACATGGCAACTTACAAATGGATGATAATGATATTGCAAAATTTGGAACTGGAGGAGATCTTGAGATACTACATGATGGGAGTCATTCCAGGATTAGAGATGTAGGAACTGGCGTTTTATCTTTAGCAAGTAATGATTTAAGGATTCATAATGCAGGTGAAACTGAATACATGGCTAGATTTGTTGAAGATGGGCAAGTTGAACTCTACTACGATAACAATAAGAAGGCGGAAACAGTTTCGGGCGGATTTACAGTTACAGGAACTTGTACAGCTACAGCATTTGCTGGTGATGGATCTTCTTTAACAGGAATATCGGCTGGAGCTACAGGTGGTGGATCAGATGAGATATTTTACGAAAATGGTCAGAATGTAACGACTGACTATACTATTACTAACGGCAAAAATGCTATGTCTGCTGGTCCTATCACTATAGATAGCGGTGTTACTGTTACTGTAGGAGCAGGAGAAACTCTTACTATCGTTTAATTTATGAAAGGAATTATTGAAAAACAGTTAGTTCAGTGGAAAGAAGAACTAGCAAAACACGTTGAGACTAGAAATCAAGCACAAAAAGTATTAGAAGAAGAAACAAAAACTATTTTAATGATTGAGGGTGGGATACAGGCGAAGGAGATGTTACTGAGGAAGATCGAGCAAGAATCCCAAGTATCAGGTACAGTGGAGCTAGGCCAACCAACAAAGCCAAAACCATCCAAGTAATTGGTGTGAGTGCTTTTAAAAATGCTTCTTTCCACATAAAAAATGTTCCAAAAAATTGCAAATGTATTGAGTATTATCTCATTTCTAATGGTAGCTTCAATGAGTGGCGGAGCGTATCTAGGCTACAAATATGTAACATCAGAAAATTTTAAATCTCAGGTTATGAATGAGATTCTTGGAAATGTACAGGGTGCTATGCCTAAAGTTTTGAATAATGTAATGCCTGAAGCTACAGGTCCATCAGTGCCTTTTATTAAAAAATGAACTGTTGGCACTGTAAAACTGAATTGATATGGGGTGGAGATCACGATATGGATGGAGAAGATTATCCAGTAATGTCTGGAGAATACAGCATGGTAACTAATCTTTCTTGTCCTAAATGTAATTCTTTTGTAGAAGTTTATTTACCAAGAGATGCTTACGATTAATGATCTTTGGATTTATAAAAAAATTAGTTAAATATTATATAGATAAATTAATTCATTGGCTGCGGATGCAAAAATTTAATTTAGAACTTGATAATGACATAAAAAAATATCACGAAGAATTAGATAAGAAGATAAAAAAACCAAAAATAGTAGAAAAAGGTACTTTTGGAGAAAATGGTTGGTCTATTTCTATCGGAGATGTAGAAGATGGAGATACCTGAGATAAATATTCCTGAGATTTATATTCCAAACGTACCAGAACCTTATAATCCTTATTATTTACAAATAGCAAAACCACCTGAGATTGATGTTCCTGGTTGTACTTATCAGCATCGGGATATAAAAAATACTGGTAATCAAAATTTATTATTAGAAGATCCAAATGGTGTGTATACGACTTGTGATTTTCCGTTTCCTAGTTTTGTTCCTCTTGATTATACACCTGAGAATCTTGTAATTACAGAAGAAGCACCTATTAGTAGCGAACCACCTCCACTTCCAGAAACAGAACAGCCAAAGATTCCTGATTTACCTCCAGATCCCCCACCAGATTTTCCACCCTGTCCTGGAAAAAATGACCAGCGAGTTGGAGATTTTCGTAACGATAAAAAGTTAGAACGTGTTATTGGACATGAAAGAGGGCAAGATGGAAGTGAGTGTATAACTCTCTATGAAGCAGTTGAGTGGAAAGACCAATACATTCCTTCTGCT